ATGCCACAAATTGACGAAGATTCAACCGATAAAACGATAAATATAATCCTATGATTCATATCATACCGCGCGCCAGCTTTATCGAAGATTACATAGGTTTTAGCATTAATGTCTTGTGGAGCAATTTGATATATTGCAAGTACGCTCAATTCTCGCTCGTTATTATTAATCTAAATTTATCCATCACAATTAACTGGAATGCAGAGATGGATGATGAGGATTTGTTTTGAGCGACATACCTAAGTTTAATAATGAAGGCGGTGTCGCTGAAGGGTTTGATCTGAGAAAGGGCGATTGCCTTGAAATAATGAAGGATATTCCCGACAATTCTATTGATATGGTTTTGACTGATCCACCGTATGGAACAACAGCCTGTAAGTGGGATACTGTTATAAACTTAAGCATGATGTGGATGGAAATTGATAGAGTCACAAAAAAGAATGCAGCAGTATGCATATTCGGGAACGAACCATTCAGCAGCAGATTAAGAATGTCTAACATAAAAAATTATAAATGTGATATCACTTGGAACAAGGTTGCCATTAGCAATCCGATGTTAGCAAAGAAACAACCATTAAGATGCATTGAAAACATAATGATATTCTATAGAAAACAACCATCATATAATCCACAGATGCAAAATGGCAAGATATGGCACAGAGGTGGGAAGAAAGAACACAAAACAGAAACACTTGGAGACAGTAATCTTTTTAATAAAGGGAGTGATAAATCTAGCCTAAAATATCCTAAAAATTTAATAGAGTTCAGCAACGCAAACAAAATGAATAATGTCCATCCAACACAGAAACCAGTCCCATTGCTTGAATATTTAATTAAGACCTATACTTTGGAAGGTGAAACAGTTTTAGATTTTACAATGGGAAGTGGTAGCACAGGTGTAGCATGTGTTAATCTCAATAGAAAGTTTATAGGAATTGAAAAAGACGATAGGTATTTTGAGATAGGCAGTAATCGTGTGAAGGAAGCAATTGATGCCAAGGGTGCGTCTTGGACTTAGACTTCAGATGGGACCAATTGCCAGCTCAGGAGACGTGCTACGAAGACGACAAAACCGAAACCCTTCTATTTTCGGGTGGTTTGGGCAGCGGAAAAACCTATTATTTGTGCCGAAAGGCGATCAAATTATCTATACTTAATCGTGGGTTCGCGGGGGGGTTCTTGGTTCCCACGTTTCCGGATTTTAAGAAAGATGTCGAGCCGACCTTTGAAGACATATTTGAATCACTTGGATTAAAAGAGAATGTTCATTATTGGTACCATAAAACAGAAAAAACTTATCGCTTCGTTTGGAACTCAAAACCTTTGTATATTTTTACAGCAGAGAAGCCAATTGCGGGTCCCAATCTTGCTTATTGTTTGATCAATGAATACTCGCTTATCCAGTTTGATCGCATTAAAGAGATGCTTAGAAGGGTTAGGGTTAAGAAGGCACCTGTTAGACAGAAATGCCTTGCTGGTACACCTGAGGACGTTCACGGTTGGCTAGAGGATTTTGTAGAGATCCAAGAAGAGCTTCAAAAGAGCAATCCCAATGCCTTCAATCTGGTTTACGCTGACACTAATCAAAATACGCACCTCGATGATTCATACAGGAAACACCTAGAAGTAATGCTTGACGGGCAAGCGCTTAAAGTCTTCGCCAGTGGCCAAATGGTTAAGCTCCATGGTGATTATTTTTACTACTCATTTGACCGCTCTAAGAACGTGGACGCTTCGATTGAGTATAACCAAAACCAGACACTTTACGCTAATATGGACTTTAATGTGGGCAAGATGGCGACTAGTTTCGCGCATATTGCAAAGGATGAGTATCACTTCTTTGACGAGATCTTTCTAGAAGGAAACTCAGACACTAATGACATGTGTCTCGCGATTGTTAATAGATATGGACATGACGGCGAATACAAAGACAAAGAGGCGTGGTTTGATAGCTTTGGGCTGGACATGCGCCAGAAGAAGCTTGCTCACATTGTAGTAACTTGCGATGCCTCGGGAAAAAACAGAAGTACAAACGGTTTGAGTGATGTTGAAATATTGGAGTCATGGGGTTTTCATGTTCGATTTACTAAGGTCAATCCCAGACTTAGAGACCGACAAATACTCATGAATGGACTTCTTTACAACTCAAAAATTAAAATAAACCCAAAGTGCAAGGTTTTGATTAAGGACTTCAACAAGGTTCAACAACATCAAACAAACTTTGAAAAGATTAAGGATAAAGATTTTAACTTAACTCACATGTCCGACGGTGCAGATTATTTCCTCGATTACGAGATAAATATGAACATACGCAGGACGAGGACAATTCAACTATAATGACGTTAAAAGATTTACGAAAAGACATTTACAATCACATTACCAAAAACGAAGAGTTTACTTTTGAGAACTCAATTAAAGAGGACATTTTCTCTGGTAACTTGCTTTCTTATATTAAAGAGGTTTTGAAAAACACCTTAAGCGAGAATTACTATAAAAAGATTAAAGATCGCGTGATACCTATAAACGTGTATCCACGCATCATAGATAAGGTGTCAAAGGTTTACTCTTACGGCGTGAGTCGCACCGTTGAGAACGAAGACCATCAAGAAATCATTAACTATTACGTTGAGAAGTTCGATCTCGATTCCAAAATGATGTACGCCGACCGCTATTCTAATATGTTTAAAGGCTACCTTGGCGAGCCTTTCTATGATCCAATCGCGGAAGATGTTAAATTTAGAGTATTGCCCTTCGACCGTTTTATTCCATATTCAACAAATGTAAACGATGACATGGATGCCAACGTCATGATCAAACTCATGGGCAAGCGCATGGTAGGCAAAGAAGAAAAGACAGTCTACTACACATACACTAAAGATGAGTTCGACGCCTTCGACAGTGACCTGAAAACTTACGCTCCTGCGTTTGGGAGCAACGAGCAAGGCGTCAATCCATTCGGAACAATACCCTTCTTGTATGGCAATAGAGACGTTAACAAGCTCATTCCAACACAAGACACCGACATCGTGGCAATGGCAAAAATGATTCCGGTTCTTATGACTGACCTTGGCGGCGCTATTATGTTTCAGTGCTTCACTATTATCTACACTATTGACTGCGAGGCCGGAAACCTCGAAATGAACCCTAACGCGGTGTGGTCTTTCAGCTCTAACAACAAGTCAGAGAAAGATCCAAAAATAGGAACCATCAAGCCTGAAGCTGACATTGATAAGGTTTTAAACTTCATTAAAAACGTTTTCGCATTTTGGCTAGAAACGAAAGGTATCAAGGCTGGAAGTCTTGGATCTATCAATGGCGAGAACTTAGCAAGTGGCATTTCCAAAGTAATTGACGAGATGGACGTTAGCGAGCTTAGGCGCGAAAACTCGAAACACTTTATCCGAGAAGAAAAAGAATTTTGGCGAAAAATGGTTAAGATCCATAACTACTGGGTCGATGCTGGATTAGTTAAAAAGCTTGGCAAGCTACCTGAAGACTTAAAGATTGATATTGAGTTCAACGATCCCACACCAAAGGTTGACGAGAACGCCGTAATAGATCGTGAAATCAAGAAGCTCGATAAAGGTTTAACTACAAAAGAAAGAGCTATTCAGAAAATCAATCCCGATATGGGAAAAGAAGCAATACAGGAAATCATAAACGAAGGGGTAATAAATGATGAAAAACGAGCAGAAAAAACCAGAGCAAAACTTGAAGCAAGTAGAGAAGAAAATGGAAGTGAAAGAGAAGGCCCAAGTAGAGCAACCAACAAATCAGAAGGCGCACAGGAGGCTCAAGAATAGGGCAAATGACTTAGAGGCAATGCTTTCTAAGTATAAGTTTATGATTCGCATGGACTCGATCAAGGTTGAAAAGAATGATGCTGGACAAATTATAAGAGATGACCGCGCATATCAAAATGAAATTACAAAACTTAAAAAAGAGTTGATTGATCTTGGCGTAAAGGAAGAAGAGCTTGGCTAATTTCAAACCCTATATTGATATAAATATTGATCCCACACTCGAACCTGGAGAGCGCGAGCTTTTAGCGTTTGAGATTATAGATCATATTATAAATAGGTCTGAGAAAGGTTTGGATAAGAATGGTAAACCATTTGCCAATTACTCTGAATCTTATATAGAGAGCGAAGAGTTTAAGGCGTTTGGTAAGTCTCCCAATAAAGTCAACGCGACACTGAGCGGGGAAATGCTAAACGCCATGGATCTTTTGAGTCATAAAATCGGACAAATACGAATCGGCTATGATTCAGGCGACACAAGATTGATCGGCAAGGTCGAAGGTAATGTGCTTGGAACCTATGGACAAAAAACACCTATAAAAGGCAAGCAGCGCGATTTTCTAGGTATTAAGTCGTCAGAAGTTAAAGAGTTGGAAGCTAACTACATAGAGCAAGAATCAAACTTCAATCAAGCGACAGGGAGTGACTTTAACTCAGGCTTAGGCCAAGTCTTCACCGCAAAGAAAAGTTTCGCAAACAACGTAAAGACAATTAATCAAGATATTGACTTTGACATATTTAATTTCTTCACTAATAGAAGGAGTTCTTAGATGGCCAAAAAAACTCCAGATCAAGTATTGAAAAACGCCTCGAAGAAAATAGAAAAGGCCTTTGAATTGGAGATAAGTTCGGTCAACATGAAGGAACGAGGAGAGGACAGTAAGGAGGGAGTCGTAAAGAGAACGCAAATCCTAGGCAAGGGTGTAGATGGTTCTAAGTCAAACCCACTTAAACCTTTGTCCGATAAATATAAAGAACGAAGAAGGATTAAAAGAAAGCAGTTAGGGCCAAACGCTAAGCCGAATAAATCTAATCTCACATTTACAGGGCAGCTATTAAAAAGCTTAAGCGTTGTCGGTACGCGAGGGCGTTTTATCATGTTCGCAAAAAGCACATCTAGAACACTTCCAAACGGAGAACCCGACTCTAAAACAAACTCGGAGATCCTAAAGTACGTACAAAGAGAAAGAACATTTTTGGAGTTAACCAAGGCCGAGATTAATAAAATAAAAAAAGAATTTAGGGAGAAGTTCAGAAAAAAGATAAGGGACTTGACAACATAAACGAAAAGGGGAAACAATGAGTGAAGTAGAAACAAAGACTCCAGCGGAGCAACCTGATATTCCAGCGGAAGAACCGGGCGAAAAACCAAATAACATTGACGCACTTGAAGCTAAGAACCGAGAGTTGTTAGACGAGCTAAGGAAGGCCCGAACTACTGCTAAAACTTTCCAGTCTAAGATTGACGAGATTGAGAAAAAAAAGCAGGAGGAAAAAGGCGAGTACAAGGATATGTACGAGTCTACACTTGAAGAACTTAAAGCAATCAAGACGTCCAAAGAAGAATTAGAAAGCAATATACTTGAGTCTAGAAAGGTATCCGAAGTAATGAAAAAGATCGGGCGGCCTTTAAAGAAAAACGAGTACGTTACTTTCGTTGACACTGGCAAGATCATATACGATGAGGAAACCCATTCATTTGATCCTAAGAGTGTCGAGATGGTCGCTAATAGTTTTTTAAAAGAACACGGCGATCTTCTAGTTACTAAGACAGTGACACTGCCTTCTGATTCGGCAAGACACTCAAGCGAAAGCATAAGTCATGAACAATGGTTAAAGCTTCCGCTGAAAGAGAAGAAAGAAAAAAGAAAATTTGTTAAAGATTAAAGGAGTAATCTATGAGTAGTACAGTAATTGGGGATGTATCAGAGCAGGTACAAAAGTTCTGGTCTCCAACCATGACCGAAGAGTTGAAAGAATCAAATATCCTTGCGTCTCTGTTGAGTAGAGATTATGAAGGTGACCTTAAGAAGGGTGGCGATACTGTTTATGTGTCCCAAGTAAAGCGTCCAAATGCTGAAAGGAAAAACACTTCCGCAGGCGACAACACTTTTGGTTCTCAAAAAATGACAACCGAAAGAATCGCCATCAAAGCGGATCAAAGAATTACAGCTTCTTTTAAGTTGGAAGATTTGATTGGACTTCAGTCTCAAATTGAAATTGAAAACAACGGTGGGCCTGATTCCAAAATCAAGCAAGCGTTGATGGAGGCCTTAGAAATTAACCTAAACAGTTATCTTTATTCTTTGATTTCCCCAAGCGCTTCAGCTCCAGATCACACCGTTACGAGTGTTGCTGACTTTACATTTGCAGAGCTTAAAAACATAAGCACATTAGCCTCTCAAGCTAAGTGGGCAGGTAGAGGACAAGACTGGTACAGCCTTCTAGATCCAATGTATTATCATGATCTTTTGGACGAGACACAAATGAACAACGCCGATACCGCTGACGAGAGGCCTTTGGTAGCTGGCCGTTTTGGAACCAATAGAATGGGCTTTAATATTTTTGAAGACAATTCTGAAGGTATTCTTTCTTTGTCTGGAAACTCTCAAGATGCCGGTATCTTTTTCCACAAAGACTTTATGCACTTGGTTATGCAAAAGCAGCCTGAGTTTAAAATTTCCGACCTTCACGCCAATCAACAGCACGGGTTTCTAATCAGTGTAGATATGATCGTTGGTGGAAAGCTTGGAATTGAAGGCGCTAAGAAACATATCTCAGTGATTAATTCATAAGGAGTAGGTAATGAGTTTGAAGGGTAAAAAAACTGTAGGGGCTCCATTTGCAAATGAAGCTGAAATCGTAAGGGTTGTTTACGACTTCGCCGAAGATGGCGGGGCTCTGGGTGACTACGATGTTGTGGTAGCTGAAAGCAATTGCGTTGTGAAACTTAAGTATGCAGCCGTTAAGGCCGCTGTAACTTCAGATGGAGCTTTAGTCGCTGACCTTGGCAAGGGCGACGGCGGTGCCGAGTTTTGGAGTGATCAGGGCAAGGCCGCATTAACTCTAGATGCTATCGTTTGCGCTGATGCTGACGCTGGGGTTGAGCTATCATCTGGGGAAAAAGTTGTCCTTGGAATTGAAGGCGCGGCCGCAAGTGCTGGTAAAGTAGAATTTGTTTTTGAAGTAATGAGATACTAAAAAGGAATTGCCCTCCGCATGGAGGGCGTTTTAACTTATGAGATTCAGACTACTGCATTCTGATAATTCAACGCTCAAAGATTTAAGTACTGATATTGAGAAATATCACTCTG